TGCCTTTCTGGAAGGATACCGAGGGGGATCATGCACTGGATATCATTCCATGGATCTCCTCTGAAAATCACCCCAACTACAAGTCGAACAAGCCAGTATATAAGGTTGAGATTTGGGTTCACAAAAGAGTTGGTCCGGAGAAAGGAGATTACATCTGCCTCCGAAACTACGGCGAAGATTGTCCTCTTTGTGAAGCAAGGGTGGAAGAACTGTCCAAAGATTCACCACGTAAGAAGGTTGCCGACAGTCTGAAAGGTAGCCAGCGGTGCCTGTACAATGTTGTTGTATATACGGACAATCAGGAGGATAAAGGGGTGCAAATTTGGGAAGCATCCAGTTATCTGGCAGAAGGCCCGTTCAAGGACACTGCAAAGAACAAACGTACCGGTGAAAGAATTGCTTATTCTGATCCTGACTCTGGTAAGACGGTAACCTTTACCGTACAGGGCAAGATGACTTCAAAGAAGATTACTGGTATTGTCTTTGAGGACAGACCAGGCAATGGTACAATTGATGATGAAATTCTGGAAGAAGCATTCATCATTGAAGACTACCTTTTGAAACCCGATGCTGACGAACTGGCCAAGGTTGCTAAGGCTGTTCTTGGTGGTCTTGAGGAAGAGGAAGAGGATGAAGCCCCAGCCCCACCAAAGAGAACAAGAAGAAGTTCGGAAGAGGAAGAGGAGGCTCCTCCTCCACGTCGCCGTAAGGCTGCCGCTGAAGAAGAGGATGAAGCTCCACCTCCTAAAAGAAAGGCCCCACCGGTAGAAGAGGAAGAGGATGAAGCCCCTCCACCCAGAAGGAAAAGGCCACCGGTTGAAGAGGAGGAAGATGAAACCCCGCCTCCGAAAAGGAAATCCCCTCCCGTAGAAGAAGAGGATGAAGCTCCACCTCCTAAGAGGAAAAAGCCACCGGTAGAGGAAGAGGA